AAAATTTAATTTGACTGACAAACAAAAAAGTTTAGTGGAGTTGGCTTTCCAGCATGATACGAAGATAATTTTTATTAATGGGGTAGCAGGTTCATCAAAAACGTTTTTATCAGTTTATTCTGCGTTACATTTATTAAACGCAAATCCAAGGTATGAAATTAAATATATTAGAACTATCGCTGAAGCTGGAGAAAGAGGTTTAGGCTCTTTACCCGGAACGGTTGATGAAAAATTCAATCCATTCATGATGCCTTTATATGATAAGCTTGATGAGTTACTTCCTTTAACTCAATCTAAGTATTTAGAGGATCAAGGATACATTGAAGCTTTTCCTGTAAACTTCCTCAGAGGCGCTACGTGGAACGATAAGATCATTATAGCTGATGAAGCTCAGAATTATTCTACAAAAGAGCTGGTGACGCTTTTAACACGCATAGGAGAGGGAACGAAGATGTTTATCTGTGGCGATTCGATGCAGTCAGATATTGGGGCAAAATCTGGATTTACAAAAATATATGATTTGTTTAAAAGTGAAGAAAGTGAAGCTAAAGGAATTCATTGCTTTGAATTTGAAGAAGAAGATATTGTTAGAAGCGAAATATTAAAATATATTGTTAATGTATTCAAGAAATTAGATAAATGATATATTGATATATATAATATATCAATGAGTAATATTTTTTGTTCGCAATGCGGCTCCAAACATTCAGTAGGATCAAGATTCTGTTCTGCGTGTGGGGCCGCGTTATCTAGTTTTTCTGCGCCAAGACAGCAGCTCAGTCAACCTCAAGTAGAAATCGAAGAAGATTCTTCTTCGTTTGTCAGACCAAGAAGATTGTCGTACGAAATAGAACAAGGAGGTAATAACACATTTAAAGGTGAAGAGCTATTTAAATCTGCTCCTGTGAGCGATAGCGATAAATTGGAAAGACCTGTTGCCCAGACTAGAAAATTAAGTCAGGAAGAGTATTTAGCGCAATCATTAAAAGAATGCGCTCCGAGGGGTATGCAGGATATTGATGAAAGCTAAAAAGAAAAAATTTGAAGAGATGTATGAAAAGATTGATGAGGTAATCAAAAAAAGAAAATCTAAGTGGAGACTTAAAGCTATTACTTGGTTTGATTTTGAAGATATTGAGCAGATAATAAAATTACACATCTATAAAAAATGGCATCTATGGGATCAATCTCGACCAATAGAGCCATGGGTTAATAGAATAGCTACAAATCAAATAAGAAATATAATTCGCAATAATTACACTTCTATTGCGAAACCATGTTTATCATGCCCGTTCAACACTAGTAAAGGCATTGAAGTTGTTTATGAAGATTCATGCGGATTTACGCCAAGCAAAGTACAGTGCAATGAATGTCCTCTTTATGCTAAATGGGAAAAATTAAAGAAACCAGCCTATGATATAAAGATGACTGTTAGTTTAGAGAATCATAAGAACTACTATATGACTTTTGAGTCTAGTACTAATTATGATTATGTTGAAGCAGAAAAAAGAATGCATCTTTTAATGAAAGATCATTTAAATGATAAACAGTTTTTAGCTTACAAATTATTTTTTATTGATAATTTGAGTGATGATCAAGTAGCTAAGATTTTAAGGTTTAAGACGAATGAGACAGGTAGAAAAGCTGGATACAAACAAATAAAAAATTTAAAGAAGATGCTGTATTTAAAAGCGCAAAAAATATTAAAGGATAATGATTTATTTTCAGATTAATTATGTTATCAGATCAAGATAAAATATTTATTAATAAAAAAATTGAAGAAGGTTTGGACGATTATGTCGTTATGGCGAATCTACTTCATAAGAAGGAGAATTTAACGGGTAGATCAAAAGAAGCGAAAGCTGTTAGAGATTATTTGATTGAAACTGGATTTATAAAGAAAAAGAAGAAAGAAAGATTTGCTAGAGCAAAAGAAATTTTAACAGAGTCACAGCAGAACTTCATAGATCAAAATATTGAATCAGGGATGGGGCCGAAGCAAATTACGGAGCTCGTTTTTAATCAAAAGTTTCAAGGTGTAGAAAATTTAAATATTCATGTTACAGCTGAATATAGAGCTGTTCATAAATATATCAAAGATAAGTATCCGCAATTTTTAGTAGATTCTGAATCAGGGGTTAATCAAAAATATGCAGTTCCAAGATCTTTAAAAACAGTTTTAAATAAAGTTAACAAATGGTGCGGCCAAAATTTAAATGAGGATAAATTATCTTTGCAGCATAGAAAATTTTTAGAGAGATTGTTGGTTTATTTAGGTAGTCCAAGGTTTGTTGGAAACTATGATTCTTACATGAGTTCTCAAGATAAAGATTTATTTGAAGCAGAATTTGTTCGTTCTGTTTGGGATAAGCCTGACCTAACTATTGATGAAATTAATTTGTATATAAATGTTTGTATGGATTACATTAATCTTAGACAGATTGATATTAAAAAGAATAAAGTCAATGATATGTTCAATGAAACTCAAGAACAAAATGATTTAACTATTCGTTTGACAGAGATTTTAAAAACAATAAGTGAGGAGTATAACCAATGCGCCAAAAGAATTGATCAGAGCATTCAAAAGCTTAATGGTGAGAGGGCCAAACGTATAGATAAGCATCATCAAAAAAATGCTTCCATTTTAAATCTTGTGGAACTTTTTCAAGATGAAAAAGAGCGAAGCATGATGATTCAGATAGCTGAAATGCAGAAGCAAGCTGTTCAGGATGAAGCCGAAAAATTTGAAAATATGTCTTCTTGGAAAGCTAGAATTTTAGGCGTATCCAAGGAAGATGCAATATGAATAAATGCGAGATATGTGAACAGAAGTTCAAAACAGATAAATCATTTCATGCTCATTTAAAAAAACATGGAATGTATCAAGCTGAATATTATTGCAAATATCATCCTCGATACTCCCTTTATTATAAAAAGCAAATTCCTTTTATAACTAAGAAGGATTATTTTGAAAAAGAATTTATTGACTTGAATGAGTTATTGCTGTGGGAGAAAAATGCTGACAGTCAATTAGTTAAGGCTAAGTGTTTAGAGCTTTTAGCAAAGCGTATAGAAGAGAAGGGTTACGATTACGCTCCATTCCATAATGAATTAAAAACTTTAGATCTGCCTCCTATTGATGTATTTAAAAAACATTTTAAATCTTATAGTAAGGCTTGTCGAGCTATAGATAAAGAGCCTATTTTTAATAAGCCAATGCCTTTTGAATTTTATGATAAAGAAGTTCCAGAAATTGAAATTCTAGTTGATACAAGAGAACAAGATCCTCTCCCATTTAAAAAGACAAAAAAAGAAAAATTATATATTGGAGATTATTTAAATAGTCAAGGTCAATATACTTATACTTATGTAGATAGAAAAAGTGAAACTGATTTTTTAGGGACGCTAGCTTCTGGTGTTGAAAGGTTTGAGAGAGAAATAGAAAAGGCTGTAGCTCTAGAAGGATATCTTTTCGTAGTTATAGAAACGACAATTAATAAGATTAAATATAATCATAAAAAGTTTCGCCGCAAAACTAGTTTGGAATATGTATTTCACAATATGAGGCATTTAACTCATAAATATCCACGCGGCGTTCAATTTATTTTTACTGGTGATAGAGAAAGGTCACTAGATTTAATTCCAAGACTTCTTCATATGGGAGACAGTTTGTGGAATGTAGATGTACAATATTATTTAGATCATGAGCTGGGAGACAGGTAATCAAGCGCAGAGAAAAAAAGAATTCATCAGCAATGAGGAATTACTTCAAAAAAAAGGTTTCTTAGAAGAAAAAGAAGCTAAACTTTTATTTTATGAATTTCTACGAAACAATGTGACGTTCGCTACGGATTTAATTACGGGGGTTCAGTTATTTCCATTTCAACACATGGCTATCAAGAGCATGTTGGAAACAGATTATTTTTTAGGTGTCTGGTCCCGTGGAATGAGTAAAAGTTATACTACAGGTATTTATGCAGTGTTAGATGCTATTTTAAATCAAGGGGTTGAGACAGGCATTCTTTCTAGATCTTTCCGTCAGTCTAAAATGATATTTAAAAAGATAGAAGATATCGCTGCAAAGCCTGAAGCTTATTTATTAAAGCAATGTATTACTCATGTATCAAAAAGTAATGATGAGTGGGTAATGGAAATAGGTAAAAGCAGGATTCGCGCCCTTCCTTTAGGTGATGGTGAGAAGCTTCGTGGATTTCGTTTTCATAGAATTATTATTGATGAGTTCTTATTGATGCCAGAACGTATTTATAATGAAGTTATAGTACCGTTCTTATCTGTAGTTCAAAATCCTACCCAAAGAGAAGATCTTTATAAAGTCGAAAGCAAATTGATTGAACAAGGAAAGATGAATGAGGAAGATAGATATCAATGGCCAAATAATAAATTGATAGCTCTTTCATCCGCATCTTTTAAATTTGAATACTTATATAAATTGTATGAACAATATGAGAACTTAATATTTAATCCGAAGAATAAAGAAAGAACTCGTCGTTGTGTTATGCAGTTTAGCTATGATTGCGCTCCTCTTCAGCTGTATGATCAAAATCTTATTAATCAAGCTAAAGCTACGATGAGTGAATCTCAGTTTATGCGAGAGTTTGGGGCTCAATTTACTGATGATAGTTCTGGTTACTTTAAGATATCTAAAATGGCTTTGTGTACTGTTCCTGATGGAGAGATGCCATCTGTGGAAGTGGTCGGTAAAGCTGAAGATCAATATATAGTTGCTGTTGACCCTTCGTGGTCTGAAACAGAATCTTCAGATGATTTTGCTATTCAAGTTTTGAAGTTGAACAGTGAGAAGCAGATTTCAACATTAGTTCATTCATACGCTTTATCAGGAAGTTCTTTAAAAGATCATATTAAGTACTTCTTATATGTATTGAAGAATTTCAATGTTGTTGCTGTGTGCATGGACTATAACGGAGGTGTTCAATTTATGAATTCATGCAATGAAAGTGAATTGTTTAAAACTGAAGGGATAAATTTAAAACAAATAGTTACAGAATTTGAAAAGCCTGAAGATTATCCTCAGAATCTGATAACAGCTAAAAATGAATACAACAAATCAGATTATAAATATGTATTTTTAAGAAAGCCTACTTCTAGTTGGATTAGAACTGCTAATGAATTACTTCAGGCGAACTTTGATCATAGAAGAATATTTTTTGGCAGTAGAGCTATTGATGACAACTTTAGAGCTCAGACAAGAAAGAAAATAGGAATACTAAATATGAAATTTTCTAATATGGCTGATTCAGATAAACAAAATGAAGAAGCTAAAATGATCGATTTTGTTGAGCATTTAACTGATATGATTTTGTTAACAAAAACTGAATGCGCACTTATTCAAATAACTACAACAGCCCAAGGCACACAAAGTTTTGATTTACCTCCAAATTTAAGAAGAAAGACTGGGCCAGATAAACCAAGAAAAGATAGTTATTCTGCTTTGGTTTTAGGAAATTGGTTAGC